TTGTCTGACACCTCAGAGGGGTTAACAGTGTTGACCGCAAAGAAACCGTCACGTGCGGGTCCGGTGTGAACCGAAGGACACTGGCGGGCGAGGACCTCTTCATCATACGGGAGAATGTAATTGGAGGCAGACCAAAAGACAGATGTGTTCGCTACTGGGAACCCCACAGAGGAGTTATCCCACGACACGGCATTGGATGGTACCCCATTACCAGGGATCTTGCCAACTGTCAACGAGCCTCCATTGTTGAGAGCACTGGCGGTCATATGGACAGTGAGTGATTTGGCGATGTTGCGCGTGCTCATGGGTCTGACGGTCGGCCATACAGTTAGGTTGTTTTGGGTGGCGAAACTGTTGGTACGACACACTGTGGCGATGGTGTCGGTTGGGTAAGTCGAAGCAACAAACACATTGGTAGGATCACCGGGGTTGGCAGTGGTGCGGCCGAAGTCCACAGGGGATATTCCGGTCACAGCGAAAGCTGGAAAGGCCTCGTTGGAGGGCACAACAATCATGGTATCCCAAGTTTGGGAAACCGTGATAGAAGGGGGGGCGGATTGGATAAGGACGGACCGGTTGTCATTGACCACGCTTGGTACAGCAGTCAACCTGGGCATCAGAGGACTACCCGCACTCGGCGGGTAAAGTGCCTTGACAGCCCAGGCGGCACTAGCCTCGTCAAACCCGCGGGCCTTAAGGGCCTGCACGGCTGTTTGGAGTGCAGCATGCTGATCAACCGGGGGGGCGTAAGATTCAGACATGGGAGGAACTTGTAGCGATAACACCACTGGACAATACACTAGGTTTGCCAGGCCGCTCGAGGCGCGCTAGGTGTTACCACCACGCTGTTGTGGCGTTCACGGTGGCTCCGTGGTTGGGCGGATCCGCCGCGGTCGGTCGCCGGGGTCAAGGGCATCCGCCTCGACGATCATCCGCCCGACGGTGTGTCCAACAGCCATCGGTGTGTTGCGAGGGAGTGTCTGGAAAAAGACGGCCAGAGCCCGCAGACCCTCTTCCGGGATATCATACCTCTCTGCAAAGCCCGCGTAGGCTTCATCGTCCAGTATGACGTCGTCCTCAACCACACCTGGTGCGGGCTTGTAACCCATCTCCCTCTCAAGTTCGGCCAGAGCCCCGGCATCGACTGGACCCGTGTCATCTCCGCAGCACTTGACCCACTCGCGGTAGATCGGCACCTTGCCTACCACGCTCAACATGCACTTCCGGACGCCGTTGGCATACTTCGCACGGTTTTTCGGGGCGATGTTTTTCGTCGTCCACCAGAGCTTGGACAACTGTTTCCCCAACAACGGCAGGAAGAAAATCTTCCCCCCAAACCGGTAAAATCGCGCTGCAGAAAGTCGTCTGCGTGACGTCCCAGAACGCGCCCCATTTCGGCTTGATACCGAAATCGGTCAGTCGCTTGGCGAAATCACGCGCGAACTGGGTCACCTGATTGCAATCGAACACTGCGTCCCCGTTGGCGCGCCCCGTTACGGCTGTCAGCATGTCATCCCCGGCAACAAGGATGCGCCCCCGCAAACCCGCCGCAACCATGGCCTTAGCCGTGGCGATGCCGTTGATCAGTGAATTGCCACTAGTGGTGTCATTGTAGCCTGACCTCACGGTGCCACTGAGTTCGTACTCAAGCTTCTGGTCACGACCATAGACACTCACGGGGGTCTTGACATACAGCTCAGCGAAATCCGCGAGGCGGCGGTCGACCCGGCGCATGTGCAAGTGCTTGTACTGGATCATCCCGCTGTTCACAAAAGCGTCCCATGTCGACCCGTCCGACTCAAGCCACCATGCGGCGCCGGCTTCCTCGGCCCATGTCGCAATCTCGCCCTTCGATACTCCGCAACCCACGCTCAGGAAAACGCCCGGTGCGTACTCG